TATACTGCAGTTAGAAGAAGACTTACTGTACATGTTCTACCAACATCACCAACAGAATTCGCTGCTGCAGACACTATTCTAGATGCTTCATCCACAGTTGTAACAATCTCTTCTGTTGATCGTGAATATGATACCAGAGAAGTAGTTCCAGGTCTTAAGTGGATCAGTCTTGCAGGTCGCCCTGGTACTTCACAGTTTGCAGCTGCAAAAGGTGGACGTAATGATGAACTTCATGTAGTAGTTCTTGATGGTGATGGAAAAATTACAGGTACACCAAATACACTCTTAGAAAAGTGGACTTATGTATCCAAAGCTTCTGATTCTAAATCAACTCAAGGTGAAAATAATTACTACAAAGATGTATTAAAAAATAATTCAAAATATATCTATTGGGGTAAGCATCTAACTTCTTCTGATTTATTTGATGTAGATGCAGACTCTGGTGCATGGGGTCAGAGTGCAGTTAACGTTAAATTTGATTTAATTAAAGCGGCAGCGGCATATAAAGTTGAACCAGAATCAGCAAATTCTTCATTGGTCATTAATACCTTAAGAGGTCCTTCTATTAAATTTACTTTAGGAAATGGTGCTGAACCAGCACAAGCAAGTGAATTAACAAATCAAAACTTTGCAGATGCTTACAATTTAGTTGCTGATCCTGAAGTTTGGCAGATTGATTACTTATTGATGGGTCCAAGTGCAGCTGATCTTCCAGCAACACTTGCTAAAGCAAATATGATTATTGATATTGTTAATACAAGAAAAGATTGTATGGCGTTCATTTCTCCATTCTCGGGAGATGTACTTGGTAAAGTTGATGGTGAAATGATCACTAGAGATATGATCAAATTCTTCGATCAATTGCCAAGCAATTCTTATGTAGTATTTGATACTGGTTATAAGTACATCTACGATAAGTATAATGATACTTACAGATATATTGCTTGCAATGGAGATGTAGCTGGTCTTTGTGTACAGACTACCGAAACAGCCGATGCTTGGTTCTCACCTGCAGGTTTCCAAAGAGGTGGTCTAAGGAATGCAATCAAACTTGCATATTCACCAAACAAAGAACAAAGAGATAGATTGTACTCTTCAAGAGTTAATCCAATCGTTGCTTTCCCAGGTCAAGGTATCGTCCTATTTGGTGATAAAACTGCGCTCGGTTATCAGTCAGCATTTGACAGAATTAACGTTCGCCGTCTATTCCTAATTCTAGAAAGAACTATTGGGGCAGCTGCTAAGCAACAACTATTCCAACAAAATGATGCAACAACTCGTTCGACCTTTAGAAATATTGTTGAACCTTATCTTCGTGATGTTCAAGGTAGAAGAGGTGTTTATGACTTCCTAGTTAAGTGCGATGATGAAAATAATCCTCCTGATGCAGTTGATAGAGGAGAGTTCTATGCTGAAATTTATGTCAAGCCAACAAGAACAATCAACTACATTACCCTAACATTCATTGCAACCAGAACTGGAATTGCATTTGAAGAAGTTGCTTCGTAATTAACCAAATAAATTTAACGGGAGACAAAAACCATGGCAAGATCCACAATCGATACCTTTAAGTCTTCAGTCATTACTGACTTTGCAAGACCTAATCTATTCCAAGTAGACATTGATTTTCCAGCAGTTCTTAATGGTGTTGGAGATGATGTTAAAAAACTAGGTGCTTTTCTAGTTAAAGCAGCAAATTTACCAGCATCACAACTTGGTGTTGTAGAGGTTCCTTTTAGAGGACGTACTCTTAAGATTGCAGGCGACAGAACATTTGAAGCATGGACAATTACAGTTTTCAATGATACTAACTTTGTTCTAAGAAATTCATTTGAAGCATGGGTTGAAGCAATCCAAGCAAATAATGAAAACTATTCATCTATTGCTGGGTTGGGTGCTTCATCAGCAACTACTGGTGCAACTGGATCATCAAATGTAAACTCAGGTTACTTCAAAAACATGAGTGTTACTCAACTAGATCGCCAAGGAAATGCAAAAGCAACATATCAGTTTGTAAATGTATTCCCAACAAATGTAAGTGCAATTGATCTAGATTTTGGTAGCAATGATGCTATTGAAGAGTTTACAGTTGAACTTCAAGTTCAATACTGGAATAAAGTTGGTGTACCATCAACAAACAATAATCTTCAGATCTGATGGTATTATAAATAATTCTGAGGAATTAGGTTTATTATAGTATGTCAAATTTGTTTGGTTACTCTATTGAAAGAGCAAAGAAGGTTCCTAAGGGACCTTCTTTCGTTCAAAAGGACAATCAAGACGGAGCAACTCCTATCGTTGCTGGCGGTTACTTTGGTCAGTATGTAGATATTGATGGAACTGTCAAAAACGAATGGGAGTTGATTACTCGTTATAGAGACATGGCTGTTCAACCTGAAGTTGATGAAGCAGTAGATGATATTGTAAACGAAAGTATTTGCGGTGGGTTAGATGATGTTCCTGTCAGTATTGAATTATCTAATTTAAACGCATCGGATAAAATTAAAAAATTAATTAGAGAAGAATTCCAACATGTATTAGAATTGTTGGATTTTGAAAATAGAGCATATGACCTTTTCCGTCGTTGGTATATTGATGGAAGATTATTTTTCCATAAAGTAATTGATCCATCTAAACCTGGAGAAGGAATTATTGAACTTCGCTATATTGATCCAAGAAAGATTAGAAAAGTTATAGAAATTGATAACAAACCAAATATTCCTACGGTTGATCCATCAGAAGTTTTTACGCAAAAAACTGTAGAATATTATATTTACAATACCAAAGGAGTTAGAGGTTCAGATAGCAGTGGAATTAAGATTGCTCCTGATGCAATTTGCTATGTACCATCTGGTATTTTGGAACTCAACAAAAACATGGTTATCAGTCATTTGCATAAGGCAATCAAATCTGTTAACCAACTTCGCATGATTGAAGATAGTCTTGTTATCTATAGATTATCTCGTGCTCCAGAACGTAGAATTTTCTACATCGATGTAGGTAATCTTCCAAAGGTAAAGGCAGAGCAATACCTCCGCGATGTAATGTCTCGTTACAGAAATAAACTTGTGTATGATGCATCAACTGGAGAAATTCGTGATGATCGTAAGTTCATGAGTATGCTTGAAGATTTCTGGTTACCTCGCCGCGAAGGTGGTAGAGGAACTGAGATCACTACACTTCCTGGTGGTCAAAATCTTGGAGAACTAGAGGATATTAAATATTTCCAAAGAAAATTATATAAGTCTCTCAACGTTCCAGATTCTAGATTAGAAAGTGAACAAACTTTTAATATTGGTAGATCAGCAGAAATTAGCAGAGATGAAATTAAATTTCAAAAATTTATTAACCGTTTGCGTAAAAAATTCTCTGAATTATTCCATGATATTTTAAAAACTCAACTATTACTCAAAGGAATTATTTCTCTTGAAGATTGGGAAGCAATTAAAAACCATATTCAATATGATTTCATTGCAGATAACTATTTCAATGAATTAAAAGAAAGCGAAATTATGAATGATCGTTTAGCACTTCTTGGTGCTATGGATCCTTATGTTGGTAGATATTTCTCAATGGAATATATTAAGAGACAAGTATTGAGACAAACCGATACTGAAATTGAAGAAATTCAAGGTCAGATTGAAACTGAAATTGCTGATGGGAAAATCATGGATCCAATGGCAATGGATGCAGGTATGGGAATGCCTGGAATGGATCCAATGGCAATGGGCGCACAAGATCCAAATGCTATGGCACAAGCAGCACCACCAGCAGAACCTGCTCAACCATCTTCTGCAGAATTGAAAAAAGCAGAATTCTAAATAGTATTATTAAAAAGGAGTTTTTATGACCAGTCAAATTGCATTTGATATTGTAGATAAAATTTTTGCTGATGTAAGCAATTCTGATATTGTTGATGATATTAAAGTGGGATTTCAACAACATGCAGTTGATTTGATTGATGCAAGAAAAACTGTTGTTGCGAATGAAATTGCAAATCAATTAGCAGGAGAAGGAGAATGAAATTAATTAGCGAACAAATTGAAGAGGTAAAAGTTTTAACCGAAGAAAAGAACGGAAAAAAACATCTATATATTGAAGGCGTCTTCTTACAAGGAAATCTTGCTAATCGTAATAGAAGATATTATGATGTAGATATTCTTGATAGAGAAGTTGCTAAATATAATAACACTTTTGTTGAGAACAATAGAGCACTTGGAGAACTCGGTCACCCTGAGGGTCCAACTATTAATTTAGACAGAGTATCTCATAAAATTATTTCTCTCACTAGAGAAGGAAATAATTTTATCGGTAAGGCAAAAATCTTATCAACACCAATGGGCATCATTGCTCAAAATCTTATTGATGAAGGTGTAAAACTCGGTGTTTCTTCGAGAGGCATGGGTTCACTAACTGAAAAAAATGGTATCAATTATGTTGGTGAAGATTTTATGCTTGCCACTGCTGCTGACATTGTAGCAGATCCTTCCGCACCTGACGCATTTGTGAATGGAATTATGGAAGGGAAAGAGTGGATTTGGGATAACGGTCTTATTAAAGAAGTTACTGTTAACAAAATTAAAAAATATTTGGACGAATCTACTCGTCATAATATTGAACAAAGACAATTAAATGCATTTGAAATGTATTTGAAAACTCTTTGAATATAAAT